GATTGATTTGCGCCTGCAGGCTGTCCGCCGCATGAGTGGCAGCGTCCGCCATCTCGGTGTTCATTTGGCGCGCCAAGCGCGGCAGCAGGTCGCTGGCGAGCAATTCGCCCTTGTCCAGCATCTTGCCGAGGTCAGTCGTGGTGACCCCCATGGCACGAGCAGCGATCTGGAACGCGCCAGGCAAGGCCTCGCCGAGCTGCCCCCGAAGCTCTTCGGCCTGGACCGTGCCCTTGCTGATCATCTGCGACAGGGCCAGCAAGGCACGGTCGGTCTCGCCAGCCGATAGCCCCATGACGGTCGACGCTTTGGCGATGGCCTCGAATATCGCCTTGGTTTGTGCCCCCTCCAGTGCGGTGCCGCGCGCAGCCGCCTGCAACTTCACGTAGGACTGTGACGCGCTCTGGAATTCCAGCCCCAGCTTCTCGGCAGTAGTCCGCAGGTAATCGAGCTCGGCAGCCGCCGCGCTGGCATTGCCGCCCGTGGTGAAGTGCAGCGTCTTCTGCAGCTTCTCGGCGGTGACTTGAGTCTGGGCGAGAGAGGAATAGGCCTGCAGTGCCTGGTGGGCAATAGCAGCACCAAACGCCACACCGACTACGGCTCCCAGGCTGCCACGCAAGCCATCGGCGCTTTGCCCAACCCGTTCCACCGCGCCGGATGCCTGCTGGCCCGCCGTCGTTGCCGTAGCGCCCAATTGATATAGGGTGCCACGTGTCTCAGCAAGCGATTCCATGGCACGTCGGGCAGAGCCCGACAGTCGCGACGTCGCCGCCTCGGCCTGCCCGAGCCCCTGCGCCGCCTCGGCGCCCGCGCTCTTGCCGGCCGCGCCGATCTGCTCGACGGCATCCGCCGAGCGGCCTGCCTCGGCCACGAGGATGCGGCCGTCGGCGGTGATCTTGATTCCGAGTTCGTACTGGCTCATGAGCGGTTCAGTTCTTCGAGTGCGACGCGCTCCATCGGGCGCAGGTCGTCGAGCAAATCACGGCAACGGGATGGGTAAAGGCGGTCGATCAGCTGCATGGCGATATCGAGCTTGATACCCTGGTAGATGACGCCGGCCAGGCCGATGTGCAGGTTCCAGCTGTTACCGAGCCTCAAAAACAGATCGACGGCATCGCTGTTTTCCGGCCAGACGACCACATCGTTGTCTGGCGGACTGCCCAGCGCCTCGTCGAGCTGTTGCGCGATCTCGGTGGCGGACAGGCCAAAGCTCTGCAGGTCGGCCTCCAGTTCGGCGCGGTCGGCCGGCATGTCGAGCCGGCCCATGCGCGCGGCGGCCCACAGCCGGGCGACCGCTTCTAGTTTTTTTGCCGGCCGCCGAGGCGGATTTCGTTGTACGCCTGGTACAGCCCGTTGGAGATATGCATGCCGTCGGTGCCCGTGAGCAGGGTGCGCAACAGGCCATCGCTGTAGGTGATCGGTGTCTGGTCGGGCGCCACGACGCCTGTCCAGCCCGTCATCAGCTCGCTGAAGATGCCGGCGTTGGCGCGTTGCTGGGCGGCAAACGTGTCGTCAGTGGCCTTGTGGCGTTCGAGCAGCGCCAGGTATTCGTCCTCGGGGATGCGCTTGAAGCTGGCGCTGAAATTCAGCTCGGCATAATCGCCGCCGTCGCGGGGCAGCTTGACGGTGACCGGCCAGGTGATCGCTTGCGGGGTGGCGTTGGTGTCAAAAATGAACATGGGTGGGCTCGCTTACAGGAAGGTGAAAACAATCTCGTCGTTGCCGGCGCTGGGCACCGGGCGCAGCGGGAACTTGACCACGACCACGCCGTCGCGCTGATCCGGGTCCGGCTCGCCGAGTTCGGTGCGCAGGTCGATCTTGACCTTGTTGCCGGCCACGGTGCCGTGGGTCAGCGTCACCGGCACGGCGGCGGCGGTCTTGACCAGCGGGATATAGTCCCAATCGGCCACGCTCGGGTCTTCGATCACCAGGCTGCCGGACGGCTGGCGGTTGGTGACCAGGAAATCCTCCGCGCCGGGCAGGTTGCGGTAGACGGTTTGCGCCGCGACCGACACCTGCAGCTCGTAAAGGCGTGTACTGAAGCTGTTGACGGCAAAGCCGGTGGTGTTGACGTTGTTGACCGGCACCGGCTTCTGGAAACCGGTGAGGTCCACCGTCGCCATCGCCGTGTCGGTGACCGGGCCGCACAGGCCGGACATCTCGAACGTGAGCTTGGGAATGCCCTTGGCCGACAGGTTGAAACCGACGGTGCCGCGCACGCCCCACATCTTGTAGAGCTTGCCGTCGATGTTGATGTACAGCGTGGCCGATTCGAACGCCTCGGACACGGGCGCATACACCACCGAGGTGCCGGCGGTGATCACCTCGCTGAAACCGGCGCAGCGCAGCAATTTGCCGAATTTCGGCGCGGTGCCGGCAGTGCCGGAGCCGGCCAGTTCGACATCGAAACTGATGGTGCGGTACGAGGCCACGGCCAGATTCGGGCTGTTACCCATGGTGGCCTGCTCGATGTCACGCGTGACCATTTCGGTCTTGAGCGGCGTCAGCTTGATGTTGGAGGCCAGCACGGCATCCGTCGTGCCCGTGGGCGTGGCGTCGGTGCCGTAGACGGTCTCCAGCTTGAACAGGATGATCTTTTTCTTCCAGAAGCGGGTTGCCATCACTCGGCTCCTTTCTTGCGGGCTGCGGGCTTGGGCTCAGCGGCTGCGGGCTCCGCTGCCGCAGCGTCGGCTGCCGCAGCGTCGGCTGCCGCGGTGTCGACCGCCGCGGTGTCGACCGCCGCAGCATCGGCTGCCGCAGCATCGGCTGCCTCGCGCGGTGCGTTGCCCTCGGGGTGGTCGATCGTCGGCAGCTCGACCTGGATCAGCGTGCCATCGGGCTGGCGCAGATAGCTGCCGCCGGCATTGGGGTTCAGTGGGTCCACTCAGACCATCCTTTCGTAGTAAGCGGTCATAAAATCGTCCTGGTACCAGAGCACCTGGTTGTTGAGCTGCAGCACGCGGCCCGGGCCGAGCGTGATCACGTCGTCGCAGCCCGGTGCGATCCAGCCCAGCAGCGCATCCTTGACCTGGCGGCGCAGCGGCCCCAGCTCGTCGTTGGCGGCACCGCCGACGCCATCACGCAGATTGCGCACGGCGAGGATCACGCCGAACTGGCAGCTGACGCGCTGCATGATCCCGGTCTCCAGCTGGTTGGGGCCGGGTGTCTCGTTGAGCGGCACCACGAAGGCCGCCGGCACTACGTTGGGGCCGTTGTCCGGCAGGGCCGCGAACTCGGCGGCACCGCCGTACTGCCTGAACGCTGTGCCGCAGCGCTGGCGCAGGCGCTCGATGATCGAGGCGAGTGCCAGCATCAAAATCCCCCGGCGCCGGGCCCGAACACGCGCTCGCGGCCGTTGCTGAACTGCACGTCGAGCGCGGCCGGCGGCTGCTCGATGCCGAGGCTGATGGCGCCGCTGGCGAGGTTGTCGAGCAGGCGGATCGCGTTGTCGTAGCGGCTTGCGACCTCCTTTGGCGGGTTGCTGTGCAGGCGGTAGAACGCGATGTCGCTGGCCAGCGCTTCGATCAGCGCCGGCACCGCGGCGAACGGCACCGGGTAGCGCGACGCCAGCTTGCCGTCGATGATGGTGCCGGCATCGGCGATCGCCTGGCCGAGCACGGCCTGGTCGATGCTGCCGGTCAGCTCGCGGTCGGTCAGCTGCTGCAGCGTGAGCTGGCTGAAGCGCGCGGCCATGGCGGTGGCGGTGGTGTAGGCCATTGTCAGTAGGCTCCCAGCTGCGCATTGGTGCCGCAGATGTTGCCCCCGCCGTGCGTGGTGTGGTTGCGATATAGCAGGACCGACGTGCCGGATGCCCGGAGCGAGGTCGCAGAACCACCGGATGTGCCACCATCGACCCAGATGCGCGCCTGGTCATCAGCAAAAATGTCGGTTGGCGTCACTGTGCCGCCCATCGCCACATCACCCACATCGTCATGGCAGCGGGGGCAAATGACCCACATCTGCGATTGGTTGATGTTGCGGATGTTTCCACCGTGGTTCCAGGCATAGTGGCCGTTGATGTCGATGGCCACCACCGACTCGTGGATCGTCAGGCCCTGGTTCGATTGCGAGTTGTAACGACCGTTGTCGACACCCTCGCAATTCACAGTCAGCAGATACAGTGAGCCGCTATCGGCCAGGTTGTAATGGGCATTGAACCCATCCTGCGAATTCGCCATGCCAGAGCAACCGACGAACGCCACCAGACCCTTGTAGTCGTATACGCGCATGCCATTGGCCACACCGCTTGCCTGGCCGCTGTACAGCGCCCTGCAGTTAACGAAAATGGCTTTGCGCGGCGTGACGTTGGCAACCGTGCCGAAAATGCGGGCAGCGCCCGTCGGCCCACCTTCGAAAACGACGTTGCGAACAAACAGGTCACCGCTGGTTCCGTTGAGAATGAGGTTGTCGACGGTCAGATAGGCACGGGTATTGGCGTTGGTGACTGCCGCGCCATCGGCACGGCGCACATACAGGTCGCTCCCCACCTGCGCCCAGGAGCCTGGGGTAGTGTTACATGTCGCTGCATCGGCCACGTTGACCAGCTCGACATACTGGCCGAATGCGTCGGTCGTCGTGAGGTCGAACACTCGGCACACGCCAGCCCGCGACACCTTGTAGCTGTTGGTGTACGTGGCATCGGCGCTACCCCACGCCAGGGCATCGAATGGCCCGGTAATGACGGTGCCACCCAGCGTATCGACCACGACATGCTGATTGGGGATGGCCGAACCATTGTTCGTCCAGCCGTTGGCCCTCGGGTAGACGCCGGCGACGATCGTGACACGATAGGCGGCGCCCGTTGCATTGCCGAGCGAAAACGCCTTCCAGATGCTCTTTACTGGTGCGGCCAGGCTGGTACCCGCGTTGGTGTCGTTTCCCTTGGCCACATCGACAAAATATCGAGCACCTAAATAGCAGGCAGGATTGATATGCCGCTCCGGAATAAAGTCCGTAACGGCGGTACCCCCCTGGACGACGACTGACAACGGATACTGATCAAACGGCCAGGCAAAGCCTGGTGGCGGGACCGCAGCATATACTGCAGTGCCGGCGAGCATCGCGGCGATTCTCTTTCTGTTCAGGTTCATACCTATGCCTCCTCTACAACCAGCATCGGTTCGTCGCGCAGCGCGTTTAGCACCGCCAGCCCGCCCAGCGCGCTGAGCGTCAGCACCTCGCCATCGGGGTGCCAGCGGCGGCCGGCGCGGCAGAAGCCATCGCGGCTGCGCGAGGACACGCGATAACGCGGTTCCTGTGTCAATTCGGGCGCAAGCGGTGCGGCCACGTCGGCCTCCTCGCTGGCGGCGGGCTCGACAGCGGCCTGGGTCACATCATCCACCGGCGACTCGGGCGGGCTGGCCGGCGCCGTCTCGGTGGTATTCGGTTGCGGGGTTTTCCTGCTGGCCATGTTTGTCTCCTGCGGGTTTGGCACGATCACCACAGGGCGGCACGCCGCCCTGCAGTCATCGGGCTATCAGGCGAGCCACGGGGTAACAAATACCTCGACAGCATCCCTGTTGATGTTGGTCGCGCCGACGGCGTCACGCTCCGCTTTCACCACCTCCAGCGCGGCCGCGCGGTTGCTTGGGCCGACCACCAGCAGGGTCGGCTTGATGCCGAGCGGGCGGCCCTGGTCGGAGGTCTGCGCCATCATCGCGGCATAGTTGGTGTTGAACGAGGCGGCATCGAGCGTCGCCTTACTGCCAAACGCCATCTGCCAGAAGCCGTAGCCGACGTTGCCGCGCGCATCCACGCCGTAGCGGAACTCATCACGCATGAACACCGACTCGTCGTCGTCTTTCGTCATGGCCACGAACTTGTAATCCTTGCGTTTCTGCCAGATCACCGGTTTCAGGGCGCGACTGGTATCGAGCAGGAACCACGGGTTGCCGCTGCCGGCCTGCATATTGCTGACGAATCCGCTGCCGACCGGGTGGTCGACATCGAAGAAGTACTGCCCGTCGTAGCAGGTATTAGTGAAACCGGCTGCCAGCAGGGCAAATACCAGTTGGTCCGGGTGCGATGCAGCTGCCTGGCCCATCTGCGTGAACATGGGCCCGTAGATGTTGAAGGTGTCGTCTTCGACCTTGTCGCGCTTGATGCCGACGGTGGACTCGAACTTCTTGTTCTTGATGCTGTAGTTGCTGGCCGACAATTCCTTGATCTGCCGGTCGCCGACCCACTCGCGCAGACTCGGCCACTCGCCGAGCCACGAGTAATCTTCCGTCGCGGTCGAGGACGGAACCTGCGTGGCGATCTTGTCCCAGCTGGGGGATACCCCGGCAAAACCGCCCTGGAAGGCAGCGTTGAACGCCTTGTAGAGAATGGCCAGATTGGCCGCATTGATCTGCATGAGTCTCTCCTGTTAGAACTCGACCCAGACGCCGTCGGCGTCGACATCGCGGACGATGCCGGCGGTGGCGCGGGTGGTGCTGCCATTGGTCTTGCCGACGGTCTGATCGTCGATCACGTAGCAGGTGGCGCCGATATCGGCGCGTGCCAGCAGATCCGCTGCGGTGCCGTTGGCGAGGCGGAAGCAGCCGCGCAGGGTGCTGACGGTGATGGCGCCGGCCGCGCCGCTACTGTTGTCGGCCGGGTCTTCGGCGATGCCGGCTGCGCGCAGGCCATTCTGCGTGGCTGCGCCCTTGACGGCGTTGCCGTTGGCGTTGACGACGACGATGCCGCCGCCCCAAATCTTGCTGTTGGCCTCGACCGGCAGTGCCAGGTCGCGGCCGGAGCGGCGCACGATGGCGCGGTCCTGGGTGAGTGCTGCCATGATGGGCTCCTAATTAGGTGACGGGGTTGGCCTTGCGGTAGTCCTCGACCGACAGCCCCATGGCACGGCACACGGCCAGCTCGTCGGCGGACAGCTCGCCGGGCGGGTCGCCGGCCGGCTGCTTGCCGCTGGTCTGCTGGCCCTTGAGCGCGGCGATCGGCTGGGCCGCGGCGACGTAGTTGCGCAGCGCGGCGAGATCGGATTTGGCCAGCTCGCGTGCCCAGCCCTCCATCGCCGGCAGCAGGCGGCCATCGGCCAGTGCCGCGGCGATCAGCTCGTCGGTCTCGCTGCCGTTGATGCGGGTGGTCAGCGCGGCGATCTGCTGCTGCAGATCGGTGGCGACGGCGAGCGGTACGAATTTGGCCGGGTCGGGGTTGGCCGGTGTGGCCTTCAGCGCGGCCACCTCGGTCTGCAGCTGGTCGGCGCTGGTGGCGCGGGCCTTGAGCGCCGCCAGGCCGCTGGAAATCTGTTCGTCGGTGGCGGTGTCGGGCAGGCCGAGCAGCGCCAGCAGTTCTGCGCGATTCATGGAATCCTCCAAGTGGTGTGTTGGGTGGGCAAAACGGAGTGCGGCGACCGGGGCGAGCCCGTCGAGCGCCGGGTTGTTGGTGAGGCCGGCATGCAGCAGCCGGGTCGGGCGACCCTGTGCGTCGTAGCTGAAGACGGCTGAGATATAGCGGTACTCACCGTCGGCGATCATCTGCTGGGCCCGCGCATTCCAGCGCACGCCCGTGGCGTACAGGCCCTGGCCGTCGCGCCATTCAAGGCCCGAGAACCAGCCGGCCGCCGGTGCGGGCTGGCCGTTCTGCTCGGTCAGCAGGGTCTGGTGCTCGTAATCGACGACGAAATCGTTGGCCTTGGCGCTGTTGGCGATCAGCCTGGCCGCGATGGTGGCATCGAGCTGCCAGCGCTTGCCGGGGCCGGGGCGGCCATCAGTGGCCTTGAACTGGCCGGCCGGCAGCAGCTGGAAGCTGTTGCCGTCGATGGCGAGCTGGGCGGTGAGGACGGCGATGTGGGAGGTGCGAGTCATGCCGCCAGTTTGGCTGGCGGCTCGCGTGGGGGCTTTTAATGGGGGTTAGTGATTTTTACCAGCCCGCAGGGCGCGGGCTGGCAGGCGGGTCAGACGTATTGCATCGAGTCGAAAACGGCCTGCAGGTCGTCGCTGAGCAGGGACAGCGTGCCGATGAAGGCTTCCGCCCGCAGTTGCAGGGTGGCGTTGGGCGAGGCGGCGCAGGCGATGTCCATCAGGGTGGTCAGCGATTCATCGACCCGGCGCAGCCGGTTGTAATGCGATTCGTCGAGCAGATAGTGGTGTGCCATGATGCCCTCATGCCTCCCATGCCAGTGTGGCGCGGCTGCTCCACTTGCCGTTCTTGATCAGGCTGACGGTGGCGGTGGAGACCTCCAGCAGACGGGCAATCTGTGCACCGGGCATGCCTTGCGCCAGCAGCTCTCGGATTTGCTGCTCCAGCACCGGGGTAACGGCACGCAGGGCGCGCGGCTTGGATTTTTGGTTGGCTTCGAGCAGGGAGATGTATTTGCCCGCCACGTCCACCAGCGACAGGATGGCATTGACCTTGTCGTCGGTGGCCGCCTGGCGCTCGGCCACCTGCGCCAGCAGTGCCTGGGTCTGGGTCAGCGACTGGGCCATGGCCGGCAGGGCCGAGCCGCCGCGCAGCATGGATTCCATCTGGTTGAACTGGGCAATGAAGGCTTCCTTGACAGCAGCGGCGCGTGGGCCGGTGAAACCCATGACCAGGAACATGAAGCCATCGCGGGTGAGTTCGTACATGCGCTGCTCCCGCCCTTGCATATCGAGGTAGGGGGTCTCCTTAAAATTCAGGAGACGAAATTCGTCTGAGCAGTCAATTCCGGAAATTTTCTGAAGAATGTTGTCGTGCCGCTTGTCGAAATACTCGGCGACGATCTTGCTGGTGCAGAACACTTCGCCGTCGTGGACGATCAGCGGGATTGTTGGCAGGCTAGTGGAAGCGGGAAAGGAACTTGTCATGTTGGTTCTCCAATAGGGTTAGGAACCTGCCCTGTTTTCAAGCAGGGCGGCCGGGAGCTGAAAACCACCTGGTACGCGACAAGCAGCGCAGCAGGCAGCGGGCATATTCCCCCGAAGGGTCTTGTATTAGCCCACTCCCGGCCATCGGAAAAACCAATGGACGCAAAAAAGCCGCAATACCCACGAACGTGGATGGCTTGCGGCTCTCGTCCGCTTGTCGATACTACACAGGTGTTTTCAAGCACCAGTCCTGAATTTAGCTGGTTTTTTCCATATTGCAAAGCGCTTTTGCTCGGCGCAAATTCCTGTTGTTTCGATACCACTATGGCAATTCGTCGGTCAGGGTGTCCTCGATCGCGCCGAGCACGTCCTCGACCCACGTCGGCGGCAGGCCGTCGAGCGGCATGAACGGCCGGGCGGGGATCGTTACCTGGCGCACGAATACCGGCTGGCCGCCGACCATGAAGTGCAACATCTTTTTATTCTTGGGCACGATGGTGCCGCCGAACTGGTGCAGCCTGGCGCCAGGGCGGTTGGTGCCGACCTCGACCGCGTCGCCGCTGACCTGGTACACCACGCTGTCGCGCAGATGGCCCCGATCGAGCAACGGCTTGCCGCTGCGAAATTTGAGAGGCGCCCACGGTTGGCCGTAGGGCGAAACACTGTTACGGAAGCCGAACTGGATATTGCCGACCAGTTGCTGCCCAACGTTGTCGAGCGCGGGGGCTGGGTTGCGGCCCGACGCAATCAGCTGGTTGAAGGCCGCCAGCACGGCGCTGTCGTTGATCTCGAAGTTCACGTTCATCGTGGATTCCCCTTATACTGGAAGTCGGACAAGGCGGCAGTTTCCTAGGGAAAGGTTGCGGCGTCGGTCGTATGATCGTGGTTCGAGTCCACGCGCCGCCTACAGTCCGCCCCACAGCAGTTCATATGACACCGGATCACGCAAGGTGTCCGCGCTCCTCACCAGCTTCCCGCTCCGCACCAGGTTGGTGGTCACCCGTTCCTTTTTTCCCGTGGCCGGGTTGCGTAACTTCAATTCGTATCCCAGCACGACCACAGTCTTGCCGTGACCCTCCGGTAACGCGTACACGTAGAGCAAGGCGGGCTTGGCCTGCGTCGTATCCAGCAGGATGGCGTCAGGCTTTTGCAATTGGCTGGGCAAGTGGTGCCAGAAGTCATCGGGCAACTGCTGCGCCTTGGCATCGCGCCGGGCATGCAGGATGTCTTCATCCCGGATCGACAGGGCTGCCGATTCAGGCATCAGGCCACGCTGCGCCAGCTGCTCGAGCACCTGCGGCGTCAGCACCCCCACGTGGCGCAATTGAGCATGTGGATGCGGATCGGCAATCACCTGGTCGAACCACTGGCCGAACGCATCATCCAGTTCGGGCGTGATCGTTGGCGCCAGCTGCTTGAACGCCGACGCGGCCAGCTCGGCCGGTACCATGGCGATTTTCTCGACAGCCGCTTCGGCCAGGTGCTGGGCCGCCTCGCGCCCTGGGTGATAGTCCCAGCCCGGATCGACGCCCAGCGGGATCTGCCTCACCTCACCGGTACGTGGGTTGGCCCAGGCGCGTGTCGGCTCGTGCGGCGCGTCATCGGGGCCGGACTTGCCCAGCTTGCGCAGGTCGCGCTCGGAGAGCTGGATCACCGAGCAGCGGCAGCGCCAGCCATTGGGCGGGTAATGGGTGCGCCACCAAGGGTCGTCCCAGCGCAGCACCAGGTTGTCCCAGGCACGATGCTGGGGCCGCGTGCGATCGTCGTCGACCGCGTCATACATCAGGTAGGGTCGATATTTGGCGTTGGTGACGATGGCCTGCCAGTGGCCGGCGGCATAGGCGGTGCTGAGGTTGGTGTCGTAAATGATCTGCAGCCGCCGGGCAGAGCCGAGTTGCACCAGGCGTTGCTCGCCGGTAACCGGGTCGGTCATTTCCTGCCGGCCCCACCAGCCGCGAGCTTCGAGCAGCGGCTGCAGGCCCTCGCGGAATTGCCTGGCCGTCTGCCCCTCGGCGATCGCGCGATCGACCGCATCGCGCACATCGGCCAGCAGGTCCATGTCCAGCATCTTCGCGACGGTGAACGCGTGGTTGTGCTCCTCGCGCTCCATATCGCGAAAATCATAACTCGCCTGCAGCCCCTTGGCGCGGAAGAAGTCCAGCGCGCGCTGCGGCGGCAGCTGGAAGTTGACGGCCAGGCCGCCGGCCATCAGCGCTCGCCCCGGTACAGGCCGAGCAGGCGGGCATTGACACCCTGGGCGGTCAGCGCCTCGACCAGGGCATCGCTGCCCCGGCCGACGAGCAGCTCGCCCAGGCGCTCGCGGAACAGGGCCAGATCCTGGGTTTCGTCGAGCAACGCGATCAGCTCATCCAGGCGCGGCCCGAGCACCGCCTGAAAATCCGCCGACAATGCGGCCGCCGCCCCGGCCAGCGCCTGCTGGTCGGCACGCGCAGCGTCGATGCGTTGGCCGATGTCACCTGGCTGCGCCGTCAGCGCCGCAAGGCGGTTGGCGGCGGTATTGACACCGGCCGGTGCCGCTGGCTGCGCGCGGCCCAGCACCGGCTCGCCGTCCTGCGGCGCCGGAATCTTGAGCTTGCTGTTGATGTAGCTGACCGGGATCTGCGCGCCGACGTCGGCGAGCTTGGGCAGCGCATCGGCCAGCAGCGCCATGTCCTCGGCCTCGGTCACGTCGAACTGGAAACGCGGGCAGCGGCGCGGGCCGCCGTCGCCGAGCTTGCCGTTCAGGGCCAGCAGCGGATACACCAGGTAGGACGTCAGCGTGCCGTTGAGCTGGCGAGCGTCTGACACCAGCAGGTCATGGCGCACCTCGTTGTGCACATTGCCGAGGGCATGGGTGCTGCTCTTGCCGTCGGCCTGGCTGGTCAGCGTGCCGCCCAGGATGGCTTTCGACATCGACTTTTCGCACCACTCGATCATGGCCATGAATGGGTCATGCCCCGCCTTGACCGCCTCGACGAACTCGATCTCCATCTCGGCCGGGATGATGCCGGCGGCGTCGTGGCCGATGCCGGCGACGGCACGCAGCAGCGTCATCTTCTCGGCGGGCGAGGCGTTGACCGGGTATTTACCGACGCGCAGCGGCAGGCCGTAGATCTCCAGGAACTCGGCGATATCGCGCACGCTGTAGTTTTTGAACAGGAATGGCCAGGCCAGCACGCGGTGCAGGCCCGAGCGCGCGAGGTAGCCCGACTTGGCCTTGTGCAGGTGGACGATCCAGCCGAACGCGTTGAGCGGCTGGCCGTCTGGCGTGTTGTCGCGCAGGCGCAGCTCGCTGCGCATGTCGCGGTCGAGCTGGAACCAGCTCTGCGGCCGGTGCGTGGCGGACTGGATCAGCCACTCGCGGCCATCGAGCTGCCAGTCGAGCTCCAGTGCCGAGAAGCCGTGACCGACCGCGTCCATCAGGTCGAACAGCAGATCCTCGAAATCGGGCATGTCGCCGATCAGTTCCTTGGCATAGGCGGCGGCCGCCTGCTCGGCCGCGCTGGCGTTGCGCGGCGGCACGATGTCCCATTCGAGCGTGAGCAGCGCCCGCTTGCGCTTACCCATCTCCGACAGCAGGTGCGCGTCGCGGTCTTCCATGTCGACGAACAGCTCATGCTGCGCCTGCAGGTTGCCCTGTTCGGCGTCTTCCAGGATGCGCGCCAGCCGGGCTGGCGTCAGGCCGCGCGAATGGTGCTGCGCGACCTCGCTGTGCAGCTGGCGCAGCTGAGCGGTCTGGGGTTCGCGGTAGTCCGCCGAGCGGATGGGATTGCCGAGGTGATCGACGAGCATGATGCAATGTCCGGTTGGTGATGTTTATAAACGTTTATGGGCGCGCCGCCGTGCCGCATCCGGGCCACGAGCCGGAACGGCCCGCGCGATCGCCCAGCGGCTCACCACGCGCCGCGCGCCGAGCGCAGCGGATAGTCGTCGTCGGCATCCTGCTCTTCGGGGCGCCGTGGGATCGCGTCGTACTCGGCGCGCCAGATGCCCTCGCGACGGCTGGCTGAGTAGGCAAGACACCCCGCGACAGCTGCATCGCCGTGGCGTTTGCCGCCATCCTCACCAGTGCTGCGACGATCCGGGATACGCGCCACGCCCTTGATCACCTCAATCGCGCGCAGGTCGGCGAGGATGTCGGCGTCGCGTGGCAGATCGTCGAGCGTGCCGTCTTCAAATGCCGCCTTGAATGCCGGCATGTTGTCGCGGTACCAGCCCTCGGTCAGCATCACCTGCTCGATGCGCTGGCTGCCGTACTTCTGCATCGCCACCTCGGCCAGGTACTGGCCGTTGCCGCGTGCATCCATCGCACCGGCCATGAAGCGCGGCAGGCGATCGACGATGTAAAACAGGATTTGCCGTTGCTGTTCGAACGGCACGTTGCGCAGCTCGACCAGAAACGGTACGCGGCGTACCAGGTCTTGCCCTTCCAGCAACGGCCACAACACCGACAAGTCGCCGCTGCGGCCGAAGTCCATGCCGTAGTAACTGCGCGTATCCGGCGGCAGGCGCTTGAGCAGCGGCAAAAGCTCGCGCTCGCACCAATCGTGGGTGTCCGCTTCGCGGATATGCTTGGGCAGAGTTTCAAAGCCCTTGGCACAACTGAAGCGGGCAATCGGCGTAGCGGGGTTCATGCGCGATTCAATCAGGGCGCGCGACAGGTAGGCGCCACTGCCGTTACTCGGCACGCAGTCCAGTTCCTCGTCGGCACCGGTGCCGTAGAAGTCGTACACGCCCTGCACCCAGGCGTCCTGGTCTGCCTGTGCCCAGGCCTTGCCCAGGCGCAGGCAGACACGGCGATATAGCCCCTCGGCCACCGCCTCGCGGAAGGTGATGCGCTGCACGACGCCCTTGCGTTTGCCAGCGCGGATCTCGTTGATCAGTTCGTTGAACGGATTGGTGTCGCCGTTGTGGGTGCTGATCACCCGCACCTTGCCGCCCCAGATCAGCATCGCCAGGGCGGCTTTCAGCAGCTCGGCCAGTTGCTCGTGGAAGGCGGCTTCATCGATGACAATGATGCCCTGTCGGCCGCGCAGGTTGGAGGGCCGGCTCGACAGCGCGACGATGCGGAAGCCCGATGCCGGAAAACGAATGGTGTAGGTCTTGATGTGTTTGTCGTCGTCCTCGCCGTCCCACAGGCCTTCCTCGATCTCGCCGGCCGCGCGGTTGAACGCGCGCGCCCACATCGCGCAGGCCTGGATGTACTCGATGGTCATGTCCTGGTTGTACGCGATGTAGTAGACGTTCTGGCCGCCGGCCGTGCGGTCGGACGCGGCGGTCAGCACGTCGTCAGCCGCCTCGCCCCAGGTCAGGCCCGTGCGGCGCGACTTCTCGATTACCTTGAGCGGGCTGTCGTCGGCAATCCAGCGTTGCTGGTAGGGCAACAGCACGGCGGGGGCGTCGAGCGCTTCCTGCACGGCCTGGGCGATGGGTGTCAGTCCCATTTATTCGCCCCGGAAATCACACGCCGGGCCAGACAGCTGGCGGTTGAAACGGAGCATTGAATACGATCCGTTGGACGCTGCACTGAATGCGCAACCCGCTTTGTCCCAGAGCACGAGCCCGTCGGTATGTTTTGACTCTGGACTGTAGCAGCCCGCCAGCAGGACGAGGGCGACGTAGAGACACACGCGCGTCACGATGCCACCCCCAAAATCTCGCGCCGGATCGCCGCGACCGAGTCGGCAGACAGCCCACCCTTCTTGACGATGTTCTCAACGGCCGCCGCAGCGGCCTCGACACGAGCCTGTACCTCCAGCCGGAACTTCTTCTGGTTGACCGAGGCGCGTGCCAGCGTGGCGATGTTCTTGGCGGCCGACGACAGCAAGCCGATGCGATCGGCCGGGTCCATGTCCTCGGCGCCAGCCTCCTGCAGGTTGACGATGCTCTCGAACAGCTCGGTCTGTACCAGGGCGATCACCGCCTCGGAGCGCGCGTCCTGATCGTCGGATGCACCCTCGGTCAGCATGCGGGCGGCCTCGGTCGAGGCCTTGATCGCAGCGAAGCGGCGCTCGATCTTCTGGCCATAGCGATGGATGGCCGATTTGCTGATCTGGTAGCCCTGGTCGCGCAGCAGCGCTTCCAGCTGCTCGTAGCCGCTGAAATTGCTGTCGGTCAGGGCGCGTTCCAGCCAGCGACGTACCTCGTCGGGCAGTTGGGCGACACTGGATCGGCGCGCCATCATTCGCTCCAGTATTTCACCGGCCGCGCGATGCCTGGCGCGCAGTCGATGGTGTATTCGGCGATATCGACGCCATAGCGCGTCAGGTCGGCGAACCAGGTGCCGGACGGCTCCTTGCGCAACTCGGCCAGCTGGCGGTCGGCCAGATAGTCGAGTTCGCGGCGCACTTCGAGGCCGGTCGCGTCCGGGTAGATGGCCCGCATCACGTCGAGCAGGAACGCCTCGTTGGCGGTGTAGGGCCGGGATTTGTTGAGTGCGCAGATCAGCTGCCAGCGCATACCCTCGCGGCGCACCTTGGCCTGGTCAATCATGTTTTGCCCCCTTGAGTAAAACGACTTCGAGCTTGCTGTAAACCGCGTCGATCTTGGCCTCGATCACGGTCTGGCCACGGATGTAGTCTTCACGCCGTACGTAGTCGAGCGGCAGCCGGGCCTGGAATTCCAGGAACTCACGTTCCAGCCGTTTCCAGCTCTCGGCCTCGCCACGGTGCTCGGCGATGACGTCGGCGAAGCGCTCGTCCCAGTGCGCGGCGGACCCACGCCGGGCCTCCTCGAGCGCGGCGAAGCGCTCGTCGAGGCGGCGGTCGATCTGCTTGAACAACAGGCTGCCGAGCGCCCACCAGCTTGCGATGAACAACACGGCGATGCTGCCGATCGCCGAGACCACCTGCCACAACTCCAGCTGCAACATCATGCGAAGCGGCCCCGTAGTGCGAGCTGGCGCTCGAGGCGCGTCTGGCAGTCGATGCAGTAGCGGCAGCCTGGCATGGCCTCGCGGCGATCCTGCGGGATCTCGGTGCCGCAATCGTCCATCTCGCAGAACTCGGCCGATTT